CAGGGGAAAAGCGACATGCGAAGACAATGGATTGGAGGCCTGCCCGAGCGCATGGCCAGCTTGCCCGTCGACCACCGGGGGTTTCCGGTGCCGTATTTCGTCCAGTGGCAGAACGGCAAGCCGTTGTTCCCGGTGATGGACACGCGCAAGTTTGTGCAGGCCGTGCGCGGCGGCCTGTGCTGGGTCTGCGGGCAGAAAACTTTCGCCTACAAGTGCTTTGTGATCGGGCCAATGTGCTGCATCAACCGGATCAATTCCGAGCCGCCCAATCACTACGAATGCGCCCGCTTTTCGGCGCTCAACTGCCCGTTTCTGTCGCAGCCGAGGATGCGCCGCGTCACCACGACCAGCGAGGACGGCGAGATCATCTATCGCGACGAGGTGATGGGCCGGCCGGCCGGGCACATGATCGAGCGAAACCCGGGCGTGTCGTGCATCTGGATCACCAAGAGCTTTAAGCCGTTCGACCCGGGCGGCGGGGGCGTGCTGTTCGACCTCGGCCCGGCCGTGCGGCTGGAGTTCTACGCCAACGGCCGACAGGCGCGCCGCTCTGAGGTCGAGGAAAGCGTGCGCACCGGTCTGCCGGCGCTGCTGGCCGCCGCCGAGAAGGACGGCCCCGAGGGCGTCAAGGAAATGGAGGTGCGGCACCGGGCTTTCCTCGCCGCCCTCGACGACGTGAAATGGGATGTCGCGGCATGACGATCTTGCGGCCCGAGGGCGAGATAGCCGCCGCCAAGGATCGACAGGCCAAGGCGTGGGCGGCCATGACCGAGGCCGAGCGCGTTAGCGCCATCGAAGCGCTCACGGCCCTGTTTGCAACAACGCTGGGCGTGGTCTGTGATGACATCAACGAAGACTTGGCGCGCCGTGGCGTGCCGTTCACACTGTCCCTGAAAATCGAAGTCGATGAGGTGCGAAAATGATACCCCTGACCATCCGCTTTCACCCTGACCGCAACGACCTGATCTTTCCCGACATCGAGGAAGGGCAAGGCTTTGAAGCGCACATTTCCGAGGTCGTCGTCGTCGCCAACGGCGTTGACGGGCAGGACGGCGTCACGCGCCCGAGCATCGTTTTCCGCGTCGAGCTACCAGACGGGAAAGTCGGCGTCGCCATGACCACCGGGCGGCTGTTCTGCGCCTTTGCCGACATGATCAAGGCCAAGCACCCGCAAGCGTTTGAGGCCCCGTGATGTCAACCGAGAGCTTGGAAGACGAAATCCGGTTGCTGGCGAAAATCGAGGTCGCCGCCGCGCGCAAGGAGATCGAACACATTGCCCGCCAGCTGGAGGACATCCGCAAGGAGCGCATGCGGCTCAACCGCCGCGAGGCCGAGCTACTCGGCGACCGGCTGGAGGCTCGCCGCCGCATGGCCAAGGCCGACGCGGTGCTGAAATGAGCAAGGTCAAGGCGCACCGCAAGGCGCGCATTCACGGCAAGACCGACGCCGCCGACAGGATGGCGCACCGGCTCCAGCTGGAGCGCGACGACCTGCTGCGAAACTCGAAAGGCCAAGGCGGCCTGCCGCTCCCGTCGACGCTCGGCTGGGGCATTCGAAAATCAACCAAAAAGGTCAGCCTGTTTGACCCTTTCAAAGGTGGAAAATGAACTGCGATCAGCCCGACGACCGAGCCGCCGACAGTGCCGAACTGGGCAAGCTCGCCCAGATGATGAAGGCCTTCAATTTTCACGGGATCATCATGCTTTCCAAGCCCTGCCAGAAGTGCAACGGCCTGCACCAGTGGCGGATGATCTCGACGCTCCCGCCGAGCGATGGGGGGATACAGCAGCTGCTGCACCACGCCGCCGCGATGATCGACGAGGGCAGGCCGGAAATGTTCGACATCGTACAGGCGGCCGGGGGCTCGCAATGAGCGCCTTCCTTGACCGCGCCAAATCGGTGCAATCGAAAGTCGCGGGCGAAACCCGCGTCACCATCCACCTCGACCTGCTGGAGGGCCTTATCGCCGAGATCGTCGAGCTAACCGACGAGGTCGAGCGCCGCCGCGCCGTGAGCCCCGAAAGCGTCGCCGAGATCGTCGGGCGGCTACAGCCCGGCGGTGACGCTCATCAGCGGAGGCAGACATGAACCTTCGACAAGCGCCGCCGGGCGCAAAACCGGCGCGCCCACGCTTCGCCGAGGGCGACCTTGTCGTGAAGCCGCAGGGCTATGCCTTCCCGGGCGAGATCAGGGCCGTTTTCAGGACCAAGGCCGGCAAGTGGCGCTATGTCGTCGAGGCGACGGGCGAGGGTTACGCCGGCATGCTGCACATTTTCGATGGCGACCGGCTGGAGCCGGCAGACAAGGGGACGTTATGACACCGACCGTAATTGACCTGTCGCACTATCAGCCGCACGTCGACCTGCTCACGGCGCGCAACAACGGCATTCTGGGCGTGATCCACAAGGCGACCGAGGGTACCGGCTGGAGCGATGGGCTCTACAAGGCCCGCAAGGCCAACGCCGCCACGCTGCGGCTCGCTTTCGCGCCCTATCACTTCCTGAAACCGGGCAACATCCCAAATCAGGCGGCCAAATTCATCCAGTTTGCGCAGCCGCCGAAGGGCGGACGGGTGTTCATCGACTACGAGGACGACGGCCTTAAGCTCGACGACCTCAAAACCATGATCAAGGCGGTGCTGACCCTCGACCCGACGCTGCAAATCGGCATCTATGGCGGGGCGCTGCTCAAGCAACAGGTCGGCGACACCAAAGACCTCGACCTTGGCCGATATCCGCTCTGGCTCGCTCAATACACTACAGGCACGCCGTCTTGGCCAAAGAATACTTGGCCTTATTGGTCATTGTGGCAGTATACCGACGCGGCCGACGTGCCCGGCGTCGGAAAATGCGACGGCAACGTCTTCAACGGGTCGAACGAAAACCTGATGCGGTTCCTCGACCCGGTCGACACCGCGCCGGCCCCGGTCGCGCCGCCGGTCGAACCGGCTGAGCCGGTCGACGAGGTCAGCATCGACATCAGGACGCCGCCCGGCATGCCGATGCACATTTTCGTCAACGGGGTGCAGGTGTCATGACCATCAAAGAGCTTTGCACGGGCCTCCCGAGGCACCTCCGCAGCAGGATCGTCAACGCCCTTGCCGAGGAATGGGTCGACACGGTCGACGACCTGCGGGCCTTCCTCGGCGGGGATAGGCCCCTTGTGCTTGATGGCATGGTGCCTGGCCTCGGCCGTAAGTGCGCCCGCACCCTCGACCAGCTGGTGCCCACATGGTGAGGCCGACGAAACCGCAAGCGATGCCGGCCGGGCTGGAAATCTGGACGGTTTACAACGACAAGACCAGCGATTACCCGGGCCAGTTCGTTGCCCGCCTGTTCCTCAACGATCAGCCAACGACCGTGGTCATGTTCGCGCCCGATCTCGGCACCATCCGCAGCCGGCTACGCAACAAGGGTTTCACCCGGTTGCCGCGCCAAGAGGCCGACGACCCGGTGATTGTCGAGGTCTGGCTATGAGGTCGAAAATCCAGTGGGAGGAACCGCCGCCCGGGCCAGACGACCCCCTGCGCTTCTGGCGCGGCTTGGTCGTTGCGCTGGTGCTGTGCCTCTGGGCGGCGGCGGCGTTCATGGCGCTGGCAGCTGCGATCCTGCGGGCGCACCACGGATAAAAGGCCGGCGTGCTGGGGCCTATCCTCCTTTTCGGTTGATCGCCGGCAAATGAAGCGGCGGCCCCGGTGTCTGATGTCGGGGCCGCCTACGCCCGCTGCTATCTCGGGGGGAGGGTGAGCGGGCGATTTCTGGAAGCGGCCCCGGCCTCTACTCCGGGGCCGCCCCTTCCCGCGCCATGCCTTGGAGGGGGATCGGCGCGGGGAACTGAAATCAGCGTTCAATTCCTCGGTTCACTCGGCCATTCTGGGCCGCCTTCGGACCGTTTTTCAATGCGCTGGGCATGCTGCACCGCGCCGGAAAAGATTGCCACGTTGAAGCGCGCCCGGCACGGGATTTGGGCGCACTCCAAATTCTGGTTTAGGCCGGCACGCGGGCCAATGACAAAGCCCCGGCCGCGACAATCCGGGCAGTGACCAAGATTGAGCGTATAGCGTTCTGCGGCGGTGACTTCCCGGGTCATTGCATGCCCGGTCTCGCAACCGAATATAAGTTGCTCTCGTCGCGTTGCAGCACGCCCCGGCGCTTTAGCTCATAGAGCGCATTGGCCAGCGGCTGGCGCTCGTCGGGGCCGGTCGGAATGCCTAGACGGTTGCCGATTTCCTTGCTCTTGATCGGGCCGGTTTTGGCGACGAGTGCCGCGACCTTGTCGCGCAAGGCGGCACCGCCGCCATACTCTTTCGCCGAGGCGTATTGGCGCTTGCCGGCCCTGCTCTTTGCCGGCGGCTCGGTGCCGCCGAGGCGGGCCTTGGCAAGCTCCCGTTCCCGCTCATAGTTGCGCGGTTTCTTCTTCTTCGGCTCGGCCGGCGGCGGCCCCTCGTCGCCCGAGCCGACGCGCCGCACAATCAGCATGGGCTGCGCGTGGCCGTTGATCTGGGCGGGCGCTCCCGTGCGCTCGGCGCGGGCCATTTCGGCCTTGATCTGGTCGCCCTCGGCGAGGCCCATTAGCACCCGCCGGCTGTCCTCCAGCCGCGCGATTGCGACCTGCCGGCCGGCGATCTCTTGCCTGTGGGCGGTGATCTCATCATCGATGCGTCGCAGCATGGCGTCTACGTTCATTTCTTCCTCCCTGCCCGGATCACGGTTTCATAGCCGAGAGCGCCGAGGATGCCTGTTATCGTGGAAAATCGTGGGTAGCGGGTCTTGCCGGAAGCCATGTTTGAGACGGTCGAGCCGCTCATGCCGCCGCCATCGGCGACCCGGGCAAACTTCATGTGCGATTGCCTGAGACGCCCGGCAACAAAGCTCACGTAGTCGCTGGTTTCGCTGAAATGGAATTCGCCGGCCTTGTCGGATGCAAGCCGCGCACGGTCAGCTGCCGGGGTGTCAACGATGGGGTCTTTCGCCATGGCTTTTATCGACCGTTCTTGGTGGCGTAGATGCTCCAGCCGAGGACCATCAATATTCGAACGACCGTCGACATCCGGGGCGATTTGGTGTCGCCGCAAGCGATGTTCGAAACGGTCTGGGTGCAGACCCCCGAGCGCGTGGCGACCTCGTGATATTTGAGGTGCGATGATCGGATTGCACGCTGGCAAAGCGCGATGGTCGCGGGGCCGTCGTCGAGGTCGACGGTCTCGGACGAGTGCGGAAGTCTTAGGACTTTTGCGGCTGCTGCTGTCACGGTTTTTCCTCTCCGGTGATCTGGGCTATTGCCCCTGTAAAGTGCTCTGGAAACGCCGCGAATTTCTCGGCGGCGGTATGCTCCCTGTCGCTCACTCCGTCACGGTTTTCGACCCAGTGACCGCCCGTGAGGGCTGGAGGAAAGAGGACAAAGCCCGCGTTGCTGGAGTAGCGGATAATTGCCGCCATGCCGTCACGCTCGCCGCGCTCGGCGAGGTAGGCCTTTAGTCCAACATCGTTGTAAGCGTCTGGGTGCCGTGGGTCGACCCAGACCTGCACGACGGGGATGCGCTGCGAGGGCTCGCCCTCCCGGGTCGCGGTGACGAAATCGGGCATGATGTCGACGACGTAGTGGCCGAAATCGGGCCGCCGAAGCGGCGCGCCCAGCAGCCATTCGCACGACCAGAGCCGGCAGGAGTGAGGGCGTTTAGCGTAGATTTTGCAGCCCGTGTGCCGCTGGTGCTGACACCGGACGCTTGCCGCTTTGTTCAATTCCGCTTGAGGCAAGAGTTTGCAGCAAAGGGTGCATTGCCCACATTGCCGGCGCGCTGCCCCTGCGCCTGTTCCATCGTCCATTCGCCACCAATCGACTCGCACCCCGATGGAAACGAAATATGCCTTCAACGGCCAGATAGGTCAACCGGCCTTCTAAAGCCCGGTTAATGGGATGTTGCACACCAATTTCTGCAACCGGGCTTTTTATTTCCCGGAAAATCGGCGTAAAAAGCGCAACCGTCCTTCATTTGGTGCGCACCCCCGATGCCGGCCATTCGTAACCCCCGTTATGAACGTTTTGCCCAAGGCATCGCCAAGGGCAAGAGCCAGCACGACGCCTACATTTACGCCGGATACGCGCCAAATCAGAAGGCGAAAGACGTGCGGTCGAACGCCGGGAGCCTCGCCCGCAAGCCCGAGATCGCCGCGCGCGTCGCCGAGCTACAGGCAAAGCAGGCCCAGCGGATCGGCATCACGGTCGACGATCTGCTCGTCGAATTGCAGGAAATGCTGGCGCTGGCCAAGCGGGTCAAGCAGCCGGCGGCCGGCGTCGGCGCGATCCTCGCCAAGGGCAAGCTTTTGGGCCTGATCGTCGACAAGGCCGAGGTCGAGGGCAGTGTGCGCAAGCCGGCCCGCCGGCCGACGCCAGAAACCCGCATGACCATGGATCAGTGGAAAGACCAGTTCGCGCCGCAGCACGTCGCCAAAGGTCCGATGCAATGACCAAGTCGCGGGCGCAAATCATGGCCGAAAGGTCGGTGCCCGACCCGCACCGCGTCCACGCCAAGCCGCAGCGACAGGTCGATATCGGGTTTGTGCCGCAGGCCGGCCCGCAAACCGCTTTCATCGAATGCCCGTGCGACATCGTCATTTTTGGCGGTGCCCGAGGCGGCGGCAAAACGCACGGCTCGCTCGGCGAGTGGTGGATACATTCCGAGGATTACGGCAGCGAGGCAAATGGCCTCATGGTGCGCAAGACCCGGGAGGATTTGCGCGACACCATCCGCGCCGGGCAGGAGATGTTCGGGGCCGCCGCCACATGGAAGGAAAAGGGCTCATATTTCCAGATGGCGAACGGCGGCAAGCTGACGTGCGCTTATCTCGAAAGCGACCAAGACGCGGCCAACTATCAGGGCTGGAGCTTGACCCGCGTCTATGTCGAGGAATTGACCCAGTACGCGACCAGCGGCCCGATCTTCAAGCTGCTGGCCTGCCTGCGCTCGGCGACAGGCGTTCCCTGCCAGTTTCGGGCGACCTGCAACCCGGGCGGCCCCGGCCATCACTGGGTCAAGCAGTGGGCAATCGACATCGGCCCCTATCGGATGTTTACCGACCCGGAAAACGGCCTGACGCGCGTCTTCATCCCGTCGCGCCTCGCCGACAATCCGAAGCTCATGGAGAACGACCCGAAATATGTGAACAAGCTCCGCGCCTCGGGCTCGCCGCAGCTGGTGCGCGCATGGCTGGAGGGCGATTGGAACGTCATTGAAGGCGCATTTTTCAGCGAATTCGAAACCGCGCGGCACGTCCTGCCAGAGTTCGAAATCCCGCAGCACTGGATCAAGTTCCGGTCGATGGACTGGGGCTCCGCTCATCCGTTTTCGGTGGGCTGGTGGGCCGTCTGCCAAGACGATTTCGAGATCACCGGCCGGGTCGTGCCGCGCGGCGCGATCATCCGCTATCGCGAATGGTATGGCTGCAAGACCGGGTCGCCGAATGTCGGCCTGAAAATCCCGGCCGAGGAAGTGGCCGCCGGCATCGTTTCACGGGAAACATCCCCAAGCGGCATGCGCGAGAAAATGGCGTATGGCGTCCTCGACCCAGCCGCCTTTGCGGTGATCTCGGGTCCGTCGATTGGCGAGACCCTAATGCGACACGGCGTCGTGTTCCGCCGCGCCGACAACGCGCGCACCAGCCGTGACAAACGCATGGGCGGCTGGGACCAGATGCGAGCCCGGTTGAAGGGCAACGCGGATGGTCATCCGATGATGTTTTTCTTCGACACCTGCCGCGATCTCATCCGCACTTTGCCGATGATGCAGCACGACGCCAACCGACAGGAAGACCTCGACACGGACGGCGAGGACCACGCCGTCGATGACACCCGTTATGCCTGCCTTTCGAGGCCCTATCTGGCCTCGACCGTGCGCGCCATCGACCGCAACCCGTACCTCGTCGCGAATGCCTTCAAGCTGCACGAATTGAGATAGCCATGGCGCAAGACCCAGACCTGAAACCCGCCCCTGTCGACGCCGGATCACCGGACGCTGGCAAGCCCGACCGCCAGCTTGCCGCCGACACCGAGGCCGACCCTTATTCGGGCGTCGGGGATGTCGATATCAGTTACTGGATTGACTGCCTCGACGACGCCGAGCGGGCCGAGCAGGATTGGCGACGCCGGGCGCGCGAGATCGTGCAGATTTACCGAAACGAGAGCCGCAACGCCCGCAGCGGCAAGTGGCAACCCGGCCCGATCACCTTCAACATCCTCTATGCCAACACCGAAGTCATGTTGCCGGCGATCTATCAGAAGCCGCCGCAGCCGGTCGTTCGGTCACGCTTCGCAAAAGCGCCGCCCCCGCCGCCGCTTATGCCTCCCATGGGGGTGATCCCCCAATTGGGGCCGCCCGGGCTCTCTCCGCCCGGCGGCCCCCCTTTGCCCCCTCCCGGCGGTCCTCCGCCCATGGGCGCGCCTCCCGGCGCGCCACCAGTCGCACCGCCGAGCGGACCCGGTGCGCCGCCGCCTATCGCGTTGCCGCCCGGCATACCGCCATCAACCCCGCCGGGGGCTCCAGCGATGCCGCCGCAGGGCGGTCCTCCGATGGGACCGCCGGGAGCGCCCCCGGGCAATGTCGTGCCATTCCCCGGCCCGCCAGCGCCCGGAATGATGCCGCCCGGTGCCGGCATGATCGGACCCGCCCCAACCGGGCCGATGCCTGCGCCGGGCAGGCCGGCGCAGAAGGATATCGAGACCGCCGCCAGCGTCATGGAAAAGGCGCTGGAGATCGTCACCAACGACGAACATTCGAACGAGGCCATCAAGATGGCCATAAAGGACGTGCTGCTGCCCGGCCGGGGCTGTGCGCGTGTCCGCTGGCGGCCCCAGATGAAAGAGCAGCCGGTCATGGCCGGCGACGGGATCACGCCGCTCCCGCACCCTGAAACGGGGGAGCCACAGGTCGAGCAGGTCAAGGTCTGGGAACAGGTCGGCGACGAATATGTCTACTGGGAGGATTTGCTCGTCGACCCGGTGCGCGCTGCGGCCGATATGGACTGGATTGCATTCCGCCACCTGTTCACGAAAAAGGCGCTGGAAACCGAGTTCGGCGGCTCGCCGCAGTACGAGAAATTGAAGCAGCAAAACAAGCTCGGCGAGCTTTTCAAATGGACCGACGAGAGCGCCGCGCAGAACGCGGTCGGCGGCGGCGCGGCCATGAAGACGGCGACCAAGCTTGGCGACAAAATCAAAAAGGCCATGCTCTGGGAAATCTGGGATCGCAACAGCCGGCAAATTATCTGGTTTGCCCGCGATGCCGGCGGCCTGACCATGCGCGTCGACCCCGACAGTTTGCAGCTGGAGGGCTTCTATCCGATCCCGGCCCCGATGCTCGCCGTCACCACCACGGACAGCCGCATTCCGAGGCCGTTTTACGATCTCTATGCGCGCCTCGCCGCCGACCTCGACGAAACGTCGGAACGCATTTCGAACCTGACCAAGCAAATCAAGGTGCGCGGTGCCTACAATGCCGCGTCTACGGCGGTCAGCGATATTCTGACAGCCGGCGATCAGAAGATGATCCCGGTTGAGGGCGTCGACATGATCACGGGCGGCCTCGCCAACCACATTTGGATGATGCCGATCATCGATTTCATGAACGCCCTCGACAAGCTGTTTCTGGCCCGGGAACAGTGCAAGCAGGCGATTTATGAGGTCATGGGAATTTCCGACATCATGCGAGGCGCGACCAAGGCCTCGGAAACCGCGACCGCGCAGCGCATCAAGGGCTCCATGGGCGTGTCGCGGCTCGACAGTGCCAAGTCGCAAGCTGACAATTTCATTCTCGACCTGATGCGGCTCAAGGCCGAGATCATCGCCACCAATTTCGACCCCGACACGCTGATGAAAATGACCGGCGAGGAAGTGACGCCGCCGGTCATGGAAATCTTGCGGTCGGACTTTTCCCGCACCTGTTCAATCGACATCGAAACAGACAGCACGGTTGCGCCCGACCTACAGGCCGAGCAGCAGGGCATGGCGATGGTCATGCAATCGGTGCAGCTGGTGATGCAGGGCGCGCAGGGGATGCTGATGACGCACATGCTGCCGCCGCAGCAGGTCATGCAGCTTTCGCTGGAGCTTCTGAAAATGGCGCTGCACCCGGTTCGCTACTCCCGGGGCGTGGTCGAGCTTATTCAGGACTTCCAAGACCAGCTGGCCGCCATGCCGCCACCGCCGCCCATGCCTCCAATGCCACCGCCCGGCCCCGCAGGAGGGCCGCCAGCGCGCGGCGGGCCTCCGGGACCGCCGGGAGCCCCGCCGCCGCCCCATGGCCCTCCCGGGCCGCCGCATGGTGCCTTGCCGCCGCCGGCCGGCATGCACCCGATGATGCCCCCCGGCATGCACCCCTGAAACCGAGGATAACCCATGGCCAAGAAACAGCAGACCGACGACACCGAAACCGTCACCGAGACCGAGACGACCGACCCGGCCTCGCCGCCGGCCGAGCCCGAGAAAATCACAACCGTCGAAGACCTCGGCATTGGTGCGGGCGATCCCTATCCGACCGGCAAGCCGGCAGAGCCCGAGGTGAAGTGATGACCCAGACCTATCCCAGCCCGATCACCCGGGCGATGGTCGCCAAGATCGACGACGGCGTGGCGCGGCCGGTGCCTGCCGTCATCAACCCCGGCGTCGCCACCGCCAACATCGCCTATTCCCCGAACACGCTTGCGGCGAAAGCGGCAGCGTCGGTGCCTGCCGGCACCTTCGCCACGCTCAACGCCGTTGCGTCCAACATGCCTTACTAGGAGGCCGCCGCGATGACCCAGACCCTGCCCAATCCGATCACCCCGGCAATGCTCGCCTTGGCCAACGCCAACGCCGGCAAGCCGCGCTACACCAGCGGCGCGGGTGCCGACTGGTCGGGCGGCGCGACCGGCGACGATGTCACCACCGCGACCGCCTATCAGGCTATCGCCTCGTCGGCCTCGGCCGCGCTGGCCACGCCCTACAGCCCGCAAAATCAGACCCAGAAGGCCGCCGCGATGACACCGCCGGGCAGTCTGGCGGTCGACGTGACCAAGTACCGGGGATGGATCGGGCCGCAAGACCCCTATCCCGGCCCGGGCGTCACGCTGGCGTCGATCAACCCGGCGACGGCTGTTCACAACACCGCCGCCATTCCCGTGGCCTGCGCCGGCACCGGCTTTACGATGAATTCCGTCGTCAAGGTCGACGGCGTCGCGGTGCCGACCGTCTACAATTCGCCGACCTCGCTTACCGCGACGATCACCCCGAAAGTCACCGCCGGAACCCAGTCGGTTACGGTCGTTGACCACGGCGTAACGTCCCCGGTCGCCCGCACCTTCACGGCGTCGTGATGGTCGGTCCTCGGGATGCTCTCCCGGCGAGCGCTGGCGGTCAGCTGAGCGAGCGCCAAAACCACCACCTCGCCGCCCTCACGGCGGCGGGGGATGGCCTTTACAACGCGATGCACGCGGCCGAGGGCTCCAATCCTCCCGGCGAGCATCAGGAACACACATTCCAGAGCCGGCGGATGTCGATTGCCGCCACGCAGCTGGAGATCGCTTTGATGATGGCACGCAAGGCAGCACTGGAGACGCGATGAGCCAATTTGCACTGCCCAAGACCAAGCCCAAGGGGAAGTCGAAAAACATCCCCTTCATGGATGTTCCCGGGTCCGATCCGAGCGCGGCGATGAAGGGCGACAACGCCCAGTTCGTGAAGGGCTCGACGGCCCCCGGCACCGAGAAAAAGCCGCCGCAGAAAGTAGGCCCGCGCGGCTATGTCGGCGGGATCAATCAATTCGCCCTGCCGAAGACCAAGAAAATCCCCAAGAGCGGGATGAAGGGGCCGAACTGATGACGGCTTACGTGTTTCGGGATGGCCTCATCATCCCGAAAGGGGAGGCGCTGGGCAGGCAGGCACGGCCGGCCCGGTCCTCCCTGCCGGCCCCCATGTTGAGCCGCATGGAGCCATTCGAAAGCCCGGTGACGGGCAAAGAGATTTCGTCGTGGCGAGAGCGCGACAGAGACATGGCCGCAGCTGATGCGGTCGATCCCCGAGACCTGCCGGCACCGACGCGCGGCAGGGCTCCAAAAAAGGTGAACGCAAATGGCAGAAAATGATCAATCGCCGGCAGCACCCGGCAACGGCGCTCCAGCTGCCGCCCCAGTCGAAACGCCAGCACCCCGGCCGTCAATCCGCGAGGTCGCCGAACAGGCGTGGGATACGGTGCAGGAAGACGCCGCAGCTTCCGATGGAAACTCTGATGATGCCGCTGGACAAGAACAGCGCAGGCGCGATAATTTGGGCCGCTTCGCTCCAGCCGATCAGGTAGCGAAGCCGGGCGAGCAGTCGACAGACCCAGCCCCGAAACCAATTCCAGCGCCTAGTGATCCAAAGCCGGTCGATCCAGCCCCCGGGAGCAATCAACCGCCGCAGCACTGGCCCGAGGCAGACCGCCAAACTTTCGCGAAGCTCGACCCGGCAGGACAAGCGTTCCTGTTGCGCCGGCACACCGAAATGGAGCGGGACTATCAGGGCAAGGCGCAGGCCGCAGCGACAGCAGTTCAATTTACCCAGTCGCTGGCCCCGATTTTCCAAGATCCGGTTATTGCCGGGTCGCTACAGCAGGCGAGGGTCTCGCCCTATGACGCGATAGGTCAATGGGCAAGCTTCCACCGCCGGGCGATGGACCCCAACCCACAGGTCCGCGTCGCGCTGTTGCAGGAGCTTGGCCAGCGCATGGGATTGGACCCAGCGGCATTGCGGCAGAGCCAGCCGGGCCAAGTCGCCCTCTCCGAGGAAGACCTGAAAGACCCGGCTATCCGTTACTTTGCCGACCACCTCGGCAAGACGTTTTCAGACGTGCAGGCCCTTCGGGGCGAGCTTCACCAGATGCGCCAGCAGGAACAGCAAAAAGTTCAGGCTGAGGTGCTTAAAGTCACAAGGGGGTCGGTCGACAGTTTCGCGGACGAAAAGGATGAACGGGGCAACCTGAAACACCCTCATTTCGACGCGGTCCTGCCGCACCTCATCGAGCTTTACCGGGCCAACCCGGAACGGTCGATGCAAGAGGCCTACGACATGGCAATCTGGGCTGTTCCCTCGATCCGGGCGAGCTTGATTGCCGCCGAGCGCACCAGCGTTCAACAGCAGCAATCGAACGACCGGGCAAGGCAGGCGGTGCGGTCAAATGTGCGGGGCGTGACCTCGCCAGTGGCCAAGCCAGCCGGCGAGAAGGGCAAGGGCCTTCGGGCGGCGCTGGAAGCGGCAGCAGATGAGGTCGGCCTCTGAGGGGATGTCACCGCGCGTCGGGCTTCCTCTCTGACAGGAGCCCGCCGCTATGGCCGAACCGACGACCAACAATCTAGTCACCACCACCATCAACAATTACCACGACGACTTTGCCGACAACGTGTCGAATTCGAACGCGTTGACGGCGATGCTCAAGCAGGGGAACCGGGTCCGCATCATCGACGGCGGCAAGCAGATTTCCTGCCCCCTGACCTACGCCGAGGAAACCTTCGCTTGGTACAGCGGCACCGAACTGCTGAGCCGGGCCGTGAAGGAAACCATTTCCGAGGCCGACTATGCGCCGGCAAACGCCGTCGCCTCCATCACGCTTTCCGGCCCCGATCTAGCGAAGAACAAGGGCAAAGAGCGCATCTTGAACCTGCTTGAAGGCAAGATGGAAAACGCCCAGTCGACGATGAACAACAACGTCACCAAGGCGGTCTACGGCGACGGCACGGTTGCCAAGTCGTTTGCAGGCCTCAAGGCGTTCATCACCGACGACGGCACCGGCACGGTCGGCGGCATCGATAGCTCGACTTGGACCTTCTGGAAAAACCAGTTCCAGAGCATCGCCCGCGCCACCGGCCTGCAATATCCGGCCCTCAAGGCCGGCATGAATGCGCTGTGGATGAAGCTGGTGCGCGGCACCGAGCATCCCGACCTCGTCGTGGCCGATGGCGAATTCTATTCCACCTACGAAAGCGGCTTGCAGGAAAACCAGCGCTATGCCGACGCCCGCCTCGGCGCGCTCGGTTTTGAGACGCTGAAATACAAGCAGGCGGCGGTCGTGTTCGACGGCGCGGCCACCGGCCTCGTCGGCGGCTACATGATCAACACCAAGTACATGAAATTCGAAATCTACTCGGGCCGGAATTTCGAAATGCTCGACCTGCCCGACCAGTCGCCCGACATGGACGCGATCACCCGGCACATTGCCTTCATGGGTGCCATCACCCTGTCCAATCGGTCGTTGCAGGGCCGCGTCCTGTTCACCGGCACCTGATCAATTTTGCGGCGATTTAGTCGTCGCAAAATCGGGCGGCGGCCGGGTGGGTCTCGTTCACCTCTCCCCGGCCGCCTCCCCTCAACCAAGGAGAACGAAACCACATGTCCGAACAAAGCCAAGCCCTCATCCGTTTCAAGCCCGGCTGGGAGCGTGACGGCGTTTCCGAAGACGGCCTTCCGCGCTTCCGCGCCACGGTGCGCATCGTCAAGGAAGTGCCGCCGCTGACCAAGGTCGAATATCTCGCCACCGAGCAGGATTTCGACGAAAACCCCGGCCCCTATGCCCTGTTCCTGAAAGAGGAAGAAGCCCGCCACCAAGAGCCCCGGGAGGATGGTTTCCCGCTGGCGCTCTGGCCTGCTGTCAACCCGGCCCAGTTTCAAGCGCTGGCGCACCGCGACATCAACACGGTCGAACAGCTGATGAAGTACGCCGACAGGCGCGGCAACGACGCCATGCCCGGCGAGTTCAAAGAGCTTGCAGAGCGGGCAAAGGTCATGATCGCCATGACCTCGCAAATCGGCAAATTCGAGGAATTGATCCGCGATCTGAAAGGCGAGCGAGACGCGCTTGTCGAGCAGACCGCCGAGCAGCGCGCGACGATCTCGGCCCAGAACAGCCAGATTGCAGCCATGCGCCAGAAGGCGGCCTAAATGCCCGGGCTCGTCAGCGTCATTCAAGCCGTATCCGCCGCCTCGCAAGAGATCGGCATTTCACAGAAGCCGGTCGCCTCCGTCGTCGGCTCGAATGATCAAGATATCGCCCAGATGCTGGCGCTGCTCGACGTGGTCGCCGATGAGGTGTTGCTGGAGGAACCTTACAAAACCACGCTCGGCGATGGCTTCTACATCGTCGACCCGACGACCGGCGATTTCAAGCAGGCCGTCACCGCTGACAGTGACCTGATCGCCTTCGACCGCCGGCTGACAATCGACGGTTTGAAGTACCGTTTCCTCAAGGCCAAGGGTCTCGAATTCGGCGAGGAATTGCGCGATTTTGAGACCCGCCTCAACAAGCTGGGGGCGCGGGCGAATGGCCGCGTCCTCGACCTCGACGCGGCGGCCGGCTGCGGCGACCGCTGGGGCTCGCCGTGGGGCAACATCGCAACGCCGGGGGGCCGCGTCCAATGAGGATGCTACCCTCCCGCTACCTCAACCCGAGGCCCGCGCAGATTAAGCGGCAGGTCGCCGCCCTTCGGCACGTCAGCGCGCCGCTCAAGGGCCTGTCGCTCTCGTCGAAACTGACGCCCGGCGACCCGCTTTCGGCCGTTGTCCTCGACAACTGGGTGATCGAACCGAACCGCATTGTAAGTCGGCCCGGCACCGAACTGGCGCTTACGCACGGCACCGCCCCGATTGAAACGCTGGTGCCGTTCTACGGCTCGCCGAACAAGATCGCGGCGGCGACCGGCGGCGCGCTGGTCCTGCTCGACAACACTGTGATTTCGTCGGGATGGCTCGGCAACGACTGGTCTTGGACCTCGTTTTCCAACCTGTCGGCGACGAAATACACTGTGATGGTGAACGGCTCGGCCGGCGTCGTTTCGTGGGATGGCACGACGACGACGGTTGAGACCGTCACGGCACCGGTCGGCGAGGCTTGGATAGTGCCCGCCAACTTCGACAAAGTGCTGTCACACATGAACCGGCTCTGGTTTGCCGACGCCTCCAATCTGGCGGTCTATTATCTGCCAATCCAGAGCAAGAGCGGCACGCTTAAATTCATCCCGCTTAACGCCGTCTTCAAGCGCGGCGGATCGATCCGCGCGCTCTACACTTGGACGCTCGACGGCGGCTTCGGCATGGAGGACCAGCTTGTCATTTTCTCGACCAATGGCGAGGCGGTCGTTTACCGTGGCCTCGACCCAGACACCGATTTTTCGCTGGTCGGCATTTACCGTTTCGACAGCCCCATGTCGAAGCACTCTGTCGTCAACTGGGGCGGCGATCTCTACTGCCTGATCTCGACCGGCCTTGTGCCGATGTCGACCCTGATGCGCGCCGAAAGCGAGCAACTCGGCAAGAGCGACCGCGACGTTTTCACGGCCTTTCAAGAGGTGTCGGCGATCCGGCGCGACGCGCCCGGATGGATGGTGATCAACAACCCCGGCGGCGGGTCACTGATCTGCAACATGCCGCAGGGCGGCATCAACACCTACAAGCAGATGGTCCGCTTCATGCCCAACCCGGTCTGGGCGTCGTGGTCGAACCTGCCGGCGCGCTGCTGGGGCTGGGTCAATGACCGGCTCTTTTTCGGGTCCGACAACGGCAAAGTCTACGAGATGAGCGCCGACTTTTTGAACGACGACGGCCAGCCGATCAAGATCGACGTGCAGGCCGCTTGGTCCAATTACGGCACCCCGGCAAACAAGCTTTTCAAGATGATCCTCCCCTATGTCGAAAGCGACGGCGTGCCGATGCCGTTCATCGATATGAAAGTGGATTACGACCTCTCGCCGCCCTTCAATCAGCCCGACGTTTCGGCCGGCGGCGCTGGCGGCGGCACATGGGACGTTGCCCCGTGGGACACGTCAGATTGGGGCCTGTCGCTCATCCCCTATCAGAATTGGAGCGGCGTCGGCGTGCTGGGCCGCGTCGGCGCGCCGCGCCTCGTCGCACTGGTCAAGGATTGCCAGTTCACCCTTAACGGCTGGGATGTCCTTTACGAGACCGGGAGCGTGTTCGGATGAACATTTCGTTTGCTCCCCTCGACTTCGACGCCGCCCAGTTTCTGAGCGAGGAAACCGGCATCGATTTTCGCCGCACAGATTTTCGCCATCCCAGCTGGTTTTGCGTCACCGCCCGGCGCGACGACGGGTCGATGATGGGCGTTCTGGCGTGCGAATTTAAGACCAGCTTCGACGTGCATTTCTCGACCGCGATCTGCGATCAGCGCTGCATGTCGCGCAAGCTGTTGTCGACGATCTTTACAGCGCTGTTTTCGCAGGCTGTGCGCATCACGGCGCTGGTGCATCCCGACAACCTGACAGCGGTCGAGCAGACCCGGCGCATGGGCTTCGTTTACGAGGGCTTCATGCGCCTCGGCGTCGAGGGCACGCGCGACGCGCTCATGTTCGGGATGCTGCGCAGCGACTGCCGGTTCCTGCCCGGTTTCGATCCCGCCCGCGCTTCGATGCGCCCGCTCAATATTGGGGGTTTCCATGGTCTCCACTCCTAGCCCTCCCAATCCCTACGATCAGGCGTCGGCCCAGCAATCGGCCGACCTCTACGGCAGCGCCGCGTCGTCGATCATCAACAATGCCAATGAGACCAACCCCTATGGGTCGGTCAGCTATAACAATATCGGCTACGAAACCCTCTATGACGCGAACGGCAAGGCAACCTATGTGCCCCGCTATTCGCGCGACGTGCAGCTGTCACCAGACCAGCAAAAACTGCTGGGCCTCCAGACGCAGGCGCAGGGCAACGCCGGACAGGCGGCGGTCACGGCAAGCGCCAATCTGGCCGACCAATTCCAGACCAGCCTAGACCCGTCGAAGTGGCAAGCGTGGTCGACCGGGCAGGCCCCGCAGGACGTGCGGCAGGATCAAGCGCCGACCGACCGCGCGGCGGTGCAAGACGCGATGATGTCGCGCTATAACGAGACCGCCGCCAAGCAGAACGCCAGCGACGACGCCCAGCTGGCCGCGCGTGGCCTCAACCCGGGCTCGCAAGGCTACGGCAGCGTTGCCGACACCCGCGCCCGGGCGTTCACCGATGCGACCAATCAGGCCTATCTGGCGAGCGGCGACGAGAGCCGCGCGGCGCAGCAGGCTTACAATGCGGCCGGCGCGCAACAGTATTCGCAGAACGCCGACTATGCGTCGTTCCTCAACAACCTGCGGCAAGGCCAGCAGCAGAGCGACACGGCCCTGCGAAACCAGCTGCCAAACGAGGTCGCGGCCCTCATGGGTATGGGCCAAGTCACGGTGCCGCAATTCCAGCCTTTCAGCCGGCAGGGCGTCAATTCAGCGCCGGTCGGCCAGTACATGAGCGACGCCTATCAAAACCAGCTGCAAGCGTCGAATGCGGCCAATCAAGGCATCTTCGGTCTGGGCTCGTCGCTCATCGGCGCGCTGCCATTTTCCGACCGCCGCCTGAAAGACGAGATCGAGCCGCTCGGCACCACCTTGGCCGGCCTCCCGCTCTACAGCTACCGCTTTAAGGACGGCTCGCCGGCAATCGGCGTGATGGCCGATGAGGTGCGCCAGATGCACCCCGACGCGGTGCGCCAGCGCGGCGGTTTCGACGTGGTCGACTACGGCCTTCTGCATTCTCGACATCAAGGAGCTTTCCATGGGTAGCAGCGGCGGCGGCGGCAGTTCAAAACCATCCGGCACGGCACCCCCGCCGCCGGCCAACAAGATCATCCCGCAGGGCCAATCGACGCCCTATCACCCGCAGTTCATCAATTTTCTGGGTGACACAAACGTTCCCTCCCGGGGGCTCACGCCTGAAATGCTTGCGGCGATCATGGCGACCCAGAGCGGGCCGCCGCCCAGCGCTGCGGGCTCGACCTCGTCGAACGTCGCACCGCCGCCGGCCGCCGCCGGGCGCGATGCTCTCGCCCGCGTGATGCGCGGCGGCGGCGAGGGCGGCGCGAGCCATACCGGCGCGGGCAGTGGCGGCAATAGTGGCGGCTGGGGAGGCCATTGAGCCATGGCCATGACCGAGGTCGAAGCCTACATCCGGCAACGTGCGCCGCTCTACGGCATTGACCCGGATGTCGCCGTGCGCGTGGCGCGTGGCGAAGGCGGCCTGCAAAACCCCTACCGGCGCGGCGAGGGGCCTGCCCCGAAAAGCCAAGACCCCCGCTTCGGTAAGCTCGAAAACTCCTTTGGCCCTCTCCAGCTGTACGTGAGCGGCACCGGGGCGGGCCTCGGCGACCGCGCGCTTGCCGCCGGCATCGACCCGGCCACGAACTGGCAGGGCGGCGTCGACTACGCGCTAAACGAGGCCAGTCAAAAGGGCTGGGGCCAATGGTATGGCGCGAAGGCGCAAGGCATTACCGGGATGATGGGCATTGGCGGCCGGCCCGCTGGCGCGCCCGCGCCGCAGGGTGCCGCCCCGCCTGTCATGGATGGCCCCAAGGGCGATGAGCAGGTGCGCCCGGCCGGTTACTCGACGCGCCCGCAAGGCCCCGTCGAGGCCGCAGGCGGCGGCTACGGTTCGGACCCCGTAAATCCGGCCATGCAGCCGCCCATGGCGGGCGGGCGCAACGATCTGGCGTCTGTGATGGCCGGGCAGGCTGGAGGCCCTCCAGCGGCCCCGCCTGCCTCGGCTGGGGCCTCTTTTCTGAAAAACCTCACCAAGTCGCTTGGCGGGATGGATAACCCGTTCGGCGGTGCCGAGACGGGAGCGCCGCGCGGCGGTGCCATGCCGCAGCCGGCGGCGGCCCGCGTCGATCAGGGCGACGTGCCGACCATCGACCCGCAGGCGGCCGAAATGCAGCGCCAGATGCTGGCGCAAGCGCTGATGCGTCTCAATTCGGGGAAGCTCTATGGCTAGGATTGCCTCCACCACCTCGGCCGGCGTTCCGGTATCCGACCCGACCGGCGGGATGACCATCGACGCGCTGCTGGCCCGGCAGAAGATGCTGGCCGAGCAGGCCGGCCAGATTGCCGCGCCTCGGCAGATGATTTCGCCGTGGCAGGGCGCGGCCCAGCTTGGCCAAACGTTCGTCAACCGCCTGAAAGAAACCCAGACCGAGGACCAGCTTAAGGCCGGCCGCGCGGCGCTGGCGCAAATCATGAGCGGCATTGATCCGGCCAGCGGCGCGACCTCGGCGCAGACCGGCGAGGCCTACCAGATTGACCCCGATCTTGGCCTTAAGCTGATGGATCAGGCAATTCAGGCGCGCCGGGAGGCCGCCGCCCAGCAGCTGCACCAGAGCGAGCGCACGCAGGACCGGCAGTGGACCGTCGAGGACACCGCCGCCGCCGCCCAGCGTGCCGAGGAAGCCCGCAAAGAGCAGGAAGCTTTCCAGAGCGGCCAGACCGACAAGACCCAGACGTTTCAGCAGAGCCAACAGGAACGGTCGCAAAAATTCGCCGCCGATCAGGCCGCCGCCGGCCGTGCCAATTACGGCCCAGTCATCACGGGCGACGCGGCAAGGGCGGTCGGCCTCGACGGCACCAAGAGCTACCAGAAGAACAGCACCACCGGGCAATATGACCCGATTGGCACGGGCTCGGGCGTCACCATCAACACGGGCGACACCTCGTCGAAGCTCGCCGGCAAGTTCGACGAGAAAGAGGGCGAGGACTGGGCCGGGCTGGTCACTGCCGGCGCAAAGGCCGGCGCGACGATGAACGACCTGCAACTGCTCGACCAGCTGGGCAAGGTCGCGCCGCAAGGTCCGGTGCCCGGCTTCATTCAAAAGCTGGTGCCCGGCGCAAGCAGCGCGGGACAGGCGTTCCAATCCATCGTCAAGCGGGTCGCGCCGACCATGCGCGCGGTCGGCTCGGGCTCGACCTCGGACATCGAATATAACGGCATGCTGGACAGCCTGCCGTCGCTCGGCAACTACCCCGAGGCAAACCAGCTGATTTCGGGAATGATGAAGGCCAAGGCCGGCCTCGACATCAAGCGCGCCGACATCGTCACGGCATGGCGCAATGGCGACCTGAAAGACGGCGAGGCGCGCAGCCAGCTTGCCGCCCTCAATCGCCAGTCGATCATGTCGCCGGAACTGGAGGCGCTCATCGCCAACACCAAGCGTCCCGACGCCGCGCCGGGCGCTGCGCCCGACGCCCCGGCACCCGGCGGCTGGACTGTGGAGGAAATGCCCTAATGGCAACCTTCATCGTCACCGGCCCAGACGGCAAGCGCTACAAGGTCACGGGCGACGGCACCGCCGACGACGCGCTTAAGCAGGTCCAGCAGCAGGCCGCCCAGCCCTCGACCGCACAGGACATTATGTCGACGATCCCCGCCGCCCTGCGGCGCGGGACCGAAATGCTGGCCGGCGCTCCCGGCGACATGAACGCGCTAACCCAGAGCGTCGCCGGCCGCGTGTCGCGCGCCCTGTTCGGCGACAAGGCGACCGAGACGATGAAATCCTATGTGCCGGTCGGCCTGCGCTCGGAAGGCGTCACGACGCCCGACGTGCAGCGCACAACCGAGCAGTTCATGGGGCCGAGCTATCAGCCCAAGACGACGCCCGGGAGGTATGTCGGCGCGGCGGTCGAGCAGGTGCCCGGCGCTTTCGCCGGCCCCGGCGGCAAGGCGCAGAAAATCTTGGCGGCGGTGCTGGGCGGCACGGCCGGCGAGTTCGTCGGCGAGCATACAGACAACCCATGGGCCAAGGCTGGCGCGCAAGTCGCCGGCACTCTGGCAGGCTTCCACACTCCCGGCCTTGCGCCTGTCCAGTCGGCCCGCGCCGCCGCCCGTGACGCCAACGTTGCGGCGCTCGACGCCGAGGGCGTCCCCATGACCGCCGGCCAGCGCACCGGCAGCAAGGCGGCCCAGTATCTGGAAACCGAGCTTGGCGGCTCTGGCTATGGCGATTTCGTCGACCGCCAGCGGTCGGCCTTCACGGATGCCACCATGCGACGCCTCGGCGAGCCCCCGGGCGGCTCTGCCCTGCCGGAAGACATCACCCGCGCCCGCCAGAATATCGGCTCTCGGTTCGATCAGCTGGCCGCCACGACGCAAACGCCCTTCGACCAGACGCTGCAAAACCGGCTGCTGCAAACGGCGGTCGACTACGGCGAGACCGCGCCGGCCGTGGTGCCGGCGGTCAATGGCATGATGAACCGCATGGCCGAACTGGCGGCCAACAATGGCGGCCACCTCACTGGCCAAAACTATCAGGAAATGACGACCCGGTTGCGCGAACTGGCCGACAAGGCCGACGCGCCGACCGCCGCCGCGCTCGACGATTTCCGCGATACCCTCGACGACGCGGTGCAGCGCACCCTGTCGGGAGACACCCTGCACCAGTGGCGACAGGCCCGCGCGCAATGGGCCAACCTCAACACGGTTCGGCGGGCGATGACCGGGGCCGGCGTCGAGGCGGCAAGCGGACAGGTCGACCCGGGCCGGCTGCGCTCGGCGATCACGGGAGGCGGCAACGACGCTTCGACCGTCGCCGAGGGCCGATCTGGCATGACCGATCTGGCAAACGCCGGGGTCGGCGTGATGAAAGACACGCCCGGCAACTCGGGATCGGCCGGCCGCCTCGCCGCGCGTGCCATTCCGGCGGCTGCGGCGGGCATCGGCGGTCACATGCTTTCGGGAGGGGATTGGCCAACTGCGGCGCTGGCGGCGTCGGCGGGCTTGGCTGCGCCTGAGATCATGGGCCGGGCTGTGATGTCGCCTCTCGGCCAGTCTGCGCTTTCGGGTCCAAGCGATACCCAGCGCATGCTTTTGGCCGCCCTGCTTGCAGGGCGACCGAGCGCTTTCAATGGTGCTGGAGGGTCGCCAGCGCCAGCAGGGGGGCGCAGATGATCAGGGCGATTTTCACGGCGAGCCAGCAATTGCTGATCACCTCGGCGAACTGCTGCGACTTGGTCAAGGGCTTCACATACATGGCACGGGCTCCAGAGTTTCGAGCCCTCAATATAGGCGAATTGAAGCGGGGCTTCAATGGTCCTTAAGCGACGCCTCGACGACCCAGAGAGCTACGATCCAGCGACCGAGCCGCCCGACCCGTTCGCGCGACCCTCGGCACCGATCGCAAATGCCTCGCCACGGCCTTGGCAGGGGCCGCCAGCGCGCGGGGCGACCGGCGAGGCTACCAATGCCCCGCCGCCCGATCTGCGCTCTACGCTGGCCGCCCTGCTCTCGCAGGCCTATGGCGGCGACGACCCGCAAGCGGCGCAGGCGTTTGGCAATCAGGCCGGGGCGGCCGGGGAGTTTCTCCCGCTGCTCGGGTCGATCTCGTCGGGGCAGCACTCGGTCGACGACTTCAAGCGCGGCGACATGGTCGGCGGCGGCCTCAACATGCTGGGCGCTTTGCCCGAGCTTGCGCCGCTGCTTGGAACGGTCGGCGGCGCGGCCGAGCGTGGCGGCCTGTCTGCCTTGCGTGGCGCGCCTGCGAACGTCGAGGGGCCGGTGCCTCACGTCGTCGAGGCGGCCGGCAAGTATGCCGACGCGGCCGGAATTCCGGCCACGCGCCAAAGCTCCTATGCCGAGGTCAACCCGCGCCGGGCCGGCTACATCGCCAAGGCTTACGACCGCATGCCGCACGATCCCGGCAACCCGAAGGTGGCGGCCAGCTATCAGGCCCTTGCCGACGAGACCATGGCGCAGTGGAAGGCCCTACAGGACAGCGGCGCAAAGATCGAATTCATGAAGCCCGGGCAGGCCGACCCATACCCCGGCGGCCCGCGCGACGCGCTCGCCGACATCCGGGCAAACAATCATCTGTTTGTGTTCCCGAGCGAACAGGGTTTCGGCTCTGGCGCGGCGGCTGCGGCCGACAATCCGATGCTGGCCGACACCGGCCTAAAGCAGGGCGATCACAACATTCTGGTCAACGACGCTTTCCGGGCCGTCCACGATTATTTCGGACACGGAATGGAAGGCGCGCATTTCGGTCCTCGGGGCGAGGAAAATGCATGGCAGGCGCACAAGGCGCTGTTTTCGCCCGAGGCGCTCCCGGCGCTCACGACCGAGACGCGCGGGCAAAACTCATGGGTCAATTTCGGACCGCACGGCGAGGCCAACCGAGCCAACCCGCGCGACACCATTTTCGCCGACCAAAAGGCCGGTTTGCTTCCCGCGTGGGCGACGCGCGAGGGCGGCATGCCGATGGCCTATCGCGCGCAGCAGGTCGGAACAGCGGCTGCGCTTCTCTCGGCTCTGGGCCTCGCCGGCTCGTCGCAACGCAAGGAATAGGAGGCCACCATGCCTTTTGACGGCTCTGGCAATTTCAACCGTGTAAGGAACTGGGTCAGCGACGCGCTGGCCAACATCAAGATTGTTGCCTCTCGCCACGACAGCGAGGACGACAATTTCGCCGCCGGCCTTTCGCAGTGCATCACCAAGGACGGCCAGACCCAGCCGACCGCCGACATTCCGATGAACGGCAAGAAGCTGATCAATCTGGCCGCCCCGTCGACCGGAACCGACGCGGCAAACAAGACCTATGTCGACACCGCCGACAACCTGAAAGCGCCAATCGCCAGCCCGACCTTTACCGGCAAGGTGACGTTGCCGACCGGCGCAGCTGCGGGCGCTGGCCTGCGGCTTCCGGTTGTCACTGCCAACCCGACCACGCCGGTTGCCGGCGATGTCTGGCCCGACCTCACCACGGGCGCATGGAAGTATCGGCTCACGGCCTCGACGTTGACCTTTGCGGCGGCAGAGCTTGCCCAGACTTGGACGGCGCAGCAGACGTTTTCGGCAGGCGTCAACGTCAACGGTGGGCAGGTTTCGATCACCACCACCGCCGGGCAGGCAATCGGCGTCAGCGGCGGCCCGGCGGCCAACACCTCGGCCATCTTGATCAATTCGTTTGCCGGTGCCGGCAATGCGTCGTTCCTGTCGTTCAACCGCAATGGCGCTTTCGCCGCTAATTTCGGTATCGACACCGACAACACCCTGAAATGGGGCGGCTGGTCTCTGGGCGCTAATGCCTACAAGCTGCTGACCGAAAACCTCGCCACCGGCACCTTTGTCGGCGCTTTCACTTGGTCGGGGCAGCAGACGTTTTCGCTCGGCCCGATTGTGCCAACGGCGGCGCTGAATACCAACACGACGCAGGCGGCAAGCACGGCCTTCGTGCAGGCGGCCAAGCCGATCTTGGGCACGGCGACACAGGCGACCACGTCGGGAACGTCAATCGATTTCACCGGCATTCCGTCGTGGGCCAAGAAAGTCACATTGGCGATTTCCGCTCTTTCGACGAACGGCTCGTCCAACCCGATGCTCCAGATTGGACCCGCCGCCGGCCCCGAGACCACCGGCTATGCCGGCTTTACCGGCGCTTCGGCGGGCGGCGTCAATGCCGGCCACAGCAACGGCGCGCTGCTGTCCCCGGCGACCGGCGCAAGCGATGCTCTGATGGGCGTGGCGACGTGGGCGCTCGTCGATGCGTCGACCAATACGTGGGCGTTCTCATGGGCCGGCGGCGTGTCTTCCGGCTTCGGCCTCGTGGGTGGCGGCACCAAGTCGATTGCCGGCCCGCTAACGCAGGTGCGCCTGACGACCGCAGGCGGCACCGCTACCTTTGACGGCGGCAAAGCTGTCATGACGTGGGAGTGAGGTCACGGGATGCCGCTTTCCATGTCGAGACGGATCACACGGCAAAGCTCGGCCAGCGCCGCCTTGACCGCCTCGATATCTTTCGCGGCGGCGATCTGGGCGGCGATTTCTTCCAGTTTTTCGACCCGTTCAACGATGCTGGTGATCTGCATTTTCCACTCCGTTTTTGACCGCCCTAGACAGTATTCGTCGCCGCCCCCTGCCGCAATGGTGAAGCCATGAAAAACGTGATCATCAACCCCGTCGAGCCGTCGCCGCTGTCAATCCGTGCGGCGGTCGGCGTGCCTTTCGACGTGGTGCTGGCGTTCCTCGACCTCACCATGTCGCCGGTCGATCCGACGCCGTTTATGCCGCAAATCGCGCTGATGCCTCGCAGCATCTTGCGGGTCTCGGCCTATGACCTCGACACTGTCGACGCCGGGGCCGGCACCTGTTCGGCTTCGATCCCGGGGACGTTCCTAAACGACGTGAACGGCTATAACGTCGAGGTCTATTCCCGCCGCGTCGCCGACAACCCCGATGACCCTCCCGTTCCGGTCAAGCTCTTGGCAAAGGGCGTGCTGCGGCTGGAGGGCTCGGCCTACATGGTCGGCGGCCCGCTCGGGATGATCTCCGTTCCCGTCGTCGTCGGCCCGCAGGGACCGGTCGGCCCGGTCGGCCCAGAAGGCCCGCCGAACGTGCTTTCGATTGGCACGGTCGAGACCAGCGACCCCGGCACCGACGCCTCGGCAAGCATCACCGGCACATCGCCAGCGCAAGAGCTTAACCTTGTCCTGCCGCGCGGCATCGAAGGCCCGCCGAACGTCTTGACGGTCGGAACGGTTACGACCGGCGCGCCCGGCTCGTCGGCTGATGTGGACATCACCGGCACGTCGCCCGATCAGGTCGTGAATTTCACCATCCCGCGCGGCGATGTCGGCGCGCCGAACGTGCTGAGCGTCGGCACGGTAACGACGCTGCCGGCGGGCTCCCCGGCGACCGTCACCATCACCGGCACCGCGCCGACCCAGACCATCAATTTCGGCATCCCGCAGGGCATACAGGGCAACACTGGCGCGAATGTCACGCTCGGCACGGTCCTGCCCGGCACTGCGGTCGACGGCGCACTGTTTTGGAACACTTCGACCAACACCCTTTACGTTCGCGAAACCGGCGTCTGGGTCGTCGTCGAAGCAACATGGGGAAGCTGAAATGAGACATAACGTTTGTGTTATATTAGCCGTCGCTCTGGCGCTGGCCGGGTGCCAGACGGCAACCGACATCGACGCGGCAATCCAGAAGTCCGCGCCGCAGCTTTGCGCCGCCGCAACGCCGCTGCATGAGAGCTTTTTGACGGTCGCCGCAACCGGGGCGATCTCGCAAAAGACCATCGACCGGGAGGCGCAGGCGTGGGCGATCATCGACCCGATCTGCCAAGACCCGGCACATGCCACCTCGACGACAATTCTCATCGCTGGGGCAAACGCCTATATCGTGATCTCGCAGGCGGTGCGGGAGGCAAAGGCGAAAAAGACCGCAACGGCAGCAGGAGGCAACAATGCTGGGTGAATATTCAAAACTGATCGGGGCGCTCGTCGGGAACGTCGTTGCGATGGTGCTTGTCTACCTCGCCGCACAGGGTCTTGCGACCTGCACGGCCGGGCCGGATGGCACGACGGCGTGCGCAATTCTTGGCTTCTCACAGGCACAGATAACCGCTGCGGTGCTGACTGCCGTCAACATGGCGTTTGTCTATGCATTCCCAGCCAATAAACCGCCTTCCTGAGAGCGATATGAACGTCGCCGCGCCCGTCTTCAAATGGGAATGGAACCTCAACACGCTGGCGGTACTGGCCGGCTTTGCCGCCGGCTTCGTGGCATGGGGTTTCACCCTTTCGGAGATGCGCAACGGGCAGCAGATTAACGCCTCTCGCATCACTGAATTGCAGGCCGCCACGGCTGCGGTCACGGTGCGGGTCGACGCCATCGAAAAGGCGTCGGCCATTCAAGCGCAGTTCGAATACCGGCTGGCGCAGGTCGAGAAAGCGCAAGAGGTCGTCGACGCCCGGATCAGCAGGATAACCGAAAGCTACAGCAACCAGTTTTCGGACCTGCGCAATCAGCTGGGCTCGATCTCAACGCAAATCGCGCTGACCAATCAGACCTTGAACCGTATCGAGGCCTCGACGACACCGCTTGTGCCGCCGAAGTGAAAAAAATATGCTCTGGGGGCAGGACTAGGGAAGCTCCCAGAGTTTCGACCTAAAAATCAAGGAAATCATGGCGTTGGGGGTATCGGTATGGGGAGAAGGTGTCCCCAAAATACCGTATACGGTTGTCGACCATTGTCTAAAAAACCCCGCAATTGCGCCATTCCGCTTGCATAACCGTGCAACGTCGTTTAAGGGTGTCAACCACGGTCACTAGGGAAGCGACCGGGGAAAGCAACCTCTACAAACCACGGTGTACACCATGAAACTCTCGACCTCCACCATCGACGCCATCACCAAGCCGGGCCGCCATTCGGATGGCCGCAATCTCTACCTCAACGTTTCCAAGACCGGCGCAAAGTCGTGGGTCTTCATGTGGACGCAGGATGGCCGCCAGCGTGAAGCCGGCCTTGGTTCCTACACTGGCGCGGGCCGCGTGTTCTCGGTCTCACTCAAGCAGGCTCGTCTGGCCGCCGACAAGATGCGCGCGACGATTGCCTCGGGCGTCGATCCTATCGTTGCCAAGGTTAAGGCAAAGGTCGCTGCCGTCACCTTCCGTGAACTGCTGGAGCAGACCATTGCCGACATCGTCGCGCCGAAGTCGAAGGCGTCGAACCGCGAGCATAACGTCAAGCAGTGGCGCAACTCGCTCTCGACGCATGCCGCCGCCATCATGGACAAGCAGGCCCCGGCAATCACGGTCGAGGACATGCTGACCATCCTGCGCCCGATCTGGGCAAGCCGGAAGCTGGGCGAACTGGTGCGGTCGCGCATCGAAACCGTGCTGCGGCTCGCCAAGGGCAAGAAGCTGGTCGCCGAGAATGTCGCCGTCTGGCACGGCAACCTCGACGGCATGCTGGCCCCCAAGCAGAAGAAGGCCGACGCCAAGTCGCACGCATCGCTGGCCTACACCAAGTTGCCGGGCGTCGTCGCGACCCTGTCGAAGCGTGACGGCATGGCCGCCAAGGCCCTGTTGAATGCCATCCTGTCGGGCGGTCGTACCGAGGAAACCCTTTCGATGCGCCACGACGAATTGGACCTCGACAATGGCCGCTGGGTGATCCCGGCCGACCGCATGAAGGCCGGCAAGGAACACTCGGTCATGCTCTCGACCCAGCACGTCGACATGCTGCGCACCATCGCACCGGTCGAGGGCAACCCGTTCGTGTTCGTCGGCAATTACAAGGACACCGGCCGTCTGTCGCCGCAGGCGCTGCGCGACATGCTCAACAAGCCGGCCAGCAAGGGCGGTCTGGGCGTCGCCAACACCGAGGCAACCGTGCATGGCTTCCGCGCCACGTTCACCGACTGGGCCGGCGACATGGGCTTTGAAACCGAGATCGCCGAAATGGCGACGGCCCACGGCGTCAAGGGCGTGCGCAAGCACTATCGCCGCACCGCCGCCGACGTGCTGCGCGCCCAGCTGATGCAAGCCTACGCCGACCACGCTTTCGGCGTGTCGAACGTCGTTCCCATGCTGCGCCGCGAGGTGGCAGCATGACCTTGCTGGTTGCTGCCAAGATCGACAGCCGGATGGCCTCGGCCCTCTCGGCTGTCGCCACCACCCTGCACCCGGAATTCGACAAGATCGTCGTGCCCGGCAAGTCGAAGGAAAGTTGCGTGCTTTGCTCGCTCGCCGTTCGCGACTTCCTTTGGCGCGCCGGATGGAAGGATGCGACATGCACAACGGTTTATATGATGATCGTCGCCAGCGATCCGGCCGGCAAGGAAATCTGGTCGCTCGGCGTGGGCGATCATGTCGGCATTCCGACCGTCGACCCGGCTCCCGTCGAGGACGCAATGCGCTGGAATGGCCACATGGTCGTCGAGGTGCCGAGCGCCGGGATCATCATCGATACCACCATGTATCCGGCGAGGCGGGCTTACTGGCCGCACCTGCCCGGGATGGTCGCTGCGCAAATCGACAACAACGGCCCAGTCTCCTACGGCCTTAAGCCGGTCGCCGGGCTGGCATCAGACGACGACAAGGGGTCGGTGCGGGTCGTATGGCTGCGCCAGCCTAACAAGCGCTGGCAGGGCGCGCCCGACGCCGTGAGGGCTCGCCGCGCGCCTGTCGTGAAAGCTCTGCTGGAGGCAATGCGATGACCCCTGTTGTTGCAATCCTGATCATGGGCGATCAGCGACGGCAAACCTGCCTCGGCTGCTCTGAGATTTTGGCCGAGCTGGGCATGCTGGAGGTCGTCGAGGAATTCCCCCTCAACGGCCACCAACCCGAGTTTTCAGTGATCGCTTACAGGATCGCGCCCGGCTTCACGCTGGACGAATGCCGCGACGCCATCAAGGCGCGGCACGTTGGACCGGCTTGGCCGGATTGACCGGCCGCCCGGGGCGTCGCTTCTGCGGTGCCTTGGGCTCGACCACGGGGGCAGCTGGCGCTGGCCCCCGTGCTTCCTCCAGCTGGCGCTGATAGGCCAAGCATTCGGCATAAACCAGCATCGGCTTTTTGGTGCCTGTCGGGTAAACCCGCTGCGGCCAGCCGGGCTGGTCGAGGTGATTGTAATAGGTCGCCCTCGAAAACCCGAGCATGCCCTTGATGAAGTAAGAGATCGACACATAGCGCTGCTCGGTCATCATCGCCTCCCTTTCCGTGTTCTTTGGCCGCTGGCAGGCCCGCCAGCGCGCGTTGCGGCCTTCGCCGCTGTCCTAGACCGGCCAACGGGCCACGGCCTTCCTGAGAGCCGCCAGCCGGCAGGGGGTCGCCATTCGTCTGCCCGGGTGTCGAAGTCGTTGCCGACCTCGGCCTTTTCCCAGCCCCAGCGCCGCATGATCGCTTCCATCTGCTCAAATGGACAGATGATCACCGGCTTAAGGCCCGCTTCCTCGATCCCGAGGATGAGCCGACGAAACGCGCCACGGCCCGGCCGGTTCGACGTGATGGCGACAATGCGCACCTCGTCGCCGTCGAGGGCCACGACATCGCGCGGCCCCCAGTCTTGCGCCGGCAACCACGGCACCGAGCCCACAGGCACGATCTGGTGCCCTCGGCTGGTTTCGATGGCGCACAGGTTTTCCGCCCCGGTGCCGCCGCCTGTCAGCAGCCGCAGGATAAAGGCCAATGTGTCGCTCATCCGGTCGTCGTCGGTCATAGGTCGAATTCGATGTCCAGCTGCCGCCCGGGGGCGATCATCTTTTCTTTCAGCTGGTCCAACTCTGCGGCGAGACTGGTGAAAATCTTCTCAACATCAGCTTGTGCGAATTCGTAGGCGTAGCGGTTTTTGCCGCCCATGTTGGCCAATATCCGAATGTGCTTGATGACCCGTTTCGTTCGGGCAACTGCCAGCTTTTCAAACTTGGCGCGCTTCGACTTTTCGCGGGCTTCCTCGGTCGCGGTGTTCATCAGATTTTGCCCTCAAGATATTTGCGTGCGGCGGCGGCGGTCTGCTCGCCCTTGATCACCTTGGCGGCGACTGCGCCGCAATCCTTGATGAAGCCGGTAGGGATGCGCGGATACTGGTCGGCAAGATCGCTCACCAGCAGGTCGAGCGCCTCTAGCCGCTGGTCCTCGGCATTGGTGCCGCCGGCAATGACCAGCATGCGGTCGATGATTTCGATCTTGGGATTATCGACCGCCGCAGCCTTGTCACTCGGAACTGGAGCAGCTGCGGCGGTCTCGGTGCCCTTGGTCGGTGCGACGGACGGCGGGGCACCATCCTTTACCTCGCCAGTGGCGAAACTGTCGAGGGCCTCGGCGGTCTTTGCAGGGTCGGCAGCAGCGCCAATCTGCGGGAACGTTTCATCCCATGTCGCCATCCCGTCAGCGATGGCTTTGCCCATGGCGATGATCCGGGCGATGTCACCAGCAAGCCAGTCTTTCGACGGCCTGCCGATGGCCGCCTCGACGCGCTTGATGTCGATCTGCGCGCCCATGCGCTCTACGGTGCGATCACGCCACTTGACGATGTCGCTGCCGATCTTGTCGACAAGCGCCTCTTTGGCCTCGGCGAAAGCGAAATCGGCGAACGTCTGGAGGGCGTTCACGACGACGTTGCGGATGGCCTTCGACGCGCCGATCTGGAACGTGATGTCATCGCGCCGGCCGCTGTCAGCGCCGCCCAGCTTCGACGCGCCCTTGCGCTGCTGGAAAGGCCGCGTGAGGGCAAACCCGGTTTCGAGGTCGACGAACCGGGCATGAAACAACACGACGTTGCCCATGTCCTGCGCTCGACAGTCGACCTCGCAATTGCCGTAGAGCCGGGCAAGGTCGTTTGCTAGCTTGATCGACGGCCCTTCAATCCAGCTGGTCTTTCCTTTGTCCTGCACCGGGAAACGATAGTACCAATCGTCACCGGCCGCCGAGGCAAGCACCTTGAGCTTTTGCAGGACGCGGCTTTCGTCGCGATGCACGGCGACCGCCTGCGCACCGAAGACGGCCGGCAGCTGGCTATTGTGACCGATGCCCGGCACAAGGTCGGACGGCGTGATGGGCGCGGCATTGGCGAACTGGTCGAGCGCCGCATTGCGGTCCTCTCGACTGATGGTCTGGCTCATGTTTCGGTCTCCGTTACGCGAAGCGCCCGAAACGTCGAAGCGGCAACCATGTGTTCCTTGCGGGTCTGGGTTTTCCAGCTGATTTTCCAGCCGGGAAGCTCGGCGCGCTCATGCTTTCCGAGCTTCATTTTGATCTCTGCATCGATCTCGCCGAGGCGGGCGGTTTCAACGTCGATGATGACCTTTGCCGTCGACCTTTCCCGCAGCAGTTCCGGCATGCGGTTGTCTGTGGACAAGTCCAGCACCGGGTCGGGTGTCGACTGTGGATAAATCGCGTTCACCACGTCGGCGTCGCGGGTGTAATCCGGGGCCGGCTGCTGCCCGGCCGCGACCATCGCCCAGAAGTCGACGGCAACCCCCCTCAAGCGGGCTTCTGCGCTCTCATGGCGGGGCACTTCGTACAGTTCAAGCTCTGCCGTATAGGTGTCGATCACCAGTGCCGCCAGCAGGCTCTGATCGGCCCGCAGAAGCATGCCCTCGGCCAGCGTCTGGAGCATGTAGTGCATGGGCGGCCCTTCGGCCCAATCCCGTTCGAAGGCCGGGCGATTGACGACCTTGCATTGAACGTTCGTGATCCCCGGCTTGTCGGTCACGGCAAGGGCGTCTGGCGTGGCCCCCAAACGTATCTCTGGGTCGCGCAAATAGATCGCCGCCGGGCGCACCTCCCAATCTGGGTTTTGCTCTCGGATGGCCGACAGCACCGCCGCCTCCAGCCATCGGCCTCGACGCATGGCGTTGTTGTCGGCCTGCGGCATCAGCAGCCCGGTTTTCTCGGCATAGACGGCAAGCCGGCTCTTGTATGGGTCGAGGCCCAGCACCGCGCCGATATCCGACGCTGTGAGGTCTCGGGAGCGCATCGCCAGCCATGTGGCGCGGTCGGTCACGGGAAAGCGTTCAATGCTCATCGTCGACCCGCTCCATGTCGATGTCTTCAAGACAGACGCCGTCGTAAAGCATGGCCAGCGCGCGGTCGTCGCAACGATAGCGCACGCCCTCGACCAGCACCTCCACCTCGACCAGCGGCATGCCTTCGACCCGATAGTGTCGTTTATGGCAGACGGTAATTTCCATCCCTTTATGCAACCACGCTTCAGGACGTGGTGCAACTGGGCTGTGGAAAATTGCAACTGGGCTGTGAACAGTGGTGAACGTTGCTAGGTCGAGGTCGACGGTTTATCGCAACCGGGCGCAACGAAAAACGCCGGCCCCCCAACGGAACCGGCGTTTCATCGAGCCAACGATTTGAGGGGGGTCAGAGCCCCTCGGCCTCGGGCTCTAGTGCGAAGATGCTGCGGGCGGTCTTGACCGCCGCCTCGCATGCTGCCTCACAGTTATTGGTCAGCAGCCGTTCCATTCTCGGCCTGTCGCTTTCGCTGATCTGCGCCCAGATTGCCCGGCGCTCTGGCGTGTTCATCACCATGCGCCAAAGCTCTTGGTTTTCCTCGGGGCCGCAGGCCAGCAGCTGCCACGCTTGCAGGTTTAGCGCCCTTGCGAGCGCCTCCAGCGTGTTTTGCGTGTAAGTCGTTTTGCCTCGCTCCAGCTGCGAGATCATGGAGCCGCTAACCCCTGCGATCTCGCCGAGCCGTTCGACCGAAAGACCGTGATGCTTACGCCATTCCTTGATGTAGTGGACGACCGGGATTGTCTCCCGGCCTTTGATGCGAACGCTCGTCGGGCCTTCAATCTTGATCGTCGTCAATGCAGTTCTCCTTCTGGTTATCCACAAACCCCGGTGACGGTCAGACCCGGTGATTTGGACACCCGTTTACTATGCTTGACAGCGCTAGACGTGGCAAGCCCGTTAAAGTTTACAAATCTGTAACCCGGTTGTCGAAGTCGATTGACTGGAGCCATAAGCCGCGCTTCATTGCGACCTATGGACACAAACGCCGTCATCCTTCCCAGCGGTCGCAAGCGCCGACCGCGCACCCGCCCCAATCGTTTGCGCGACTGGTTTGCGCATCGACAGGTCAGCAAAAGCGAGTTTGCCCAGCAGGTCGGCGTCGAGCCGCCATATATTTCGATGCTGCTTTCTGACGATGCGCCGTGGCCCAGCCGAGAGGTGCAAGTGAAGATCGCCAAGGCCACGCGCGGCGAGGTCACGCCTAACGATCTGGCCGGCTGGCCACCTCAAACCTAAGCCTGTTTTGCGTTCCGGGGAGTGCTGCGCCATGCGCGATATCGACGACGTTTATGTGAGCCCGCCAGCTGGCCAGTTTCTGGTCGCCAACCTCGACGTGCGGCACCTCGCCGTGCTGCTGTTCGAGCGCTTCGCCGAGATCAGGCACCCCGACAATCTGTCGCTCGACGAGGCGGCCGACGAGATCAAACGGCGCTCGCCAGACACCTATCAGGCGATGATCAATCAGGCCCATGTGGCTTGCGAATATTTCGCCCAGTGCATGAGCAACGCCACCCCCGAGCGCAAACAATGATCTATGAGACCGAGCAGGACCGGGAGCGAGAGCGGGAAATCCTGCCCTATGCGCTGGCCTATCTCGGCCTCGCTCGGGCGTCGCATCTGTCGATGGCGCAGGTGATCGATTATCTGATGGTCGACCATCGCGGCGAGCCCGGGGCCTTTGCCGAGGTAAAGGACCGCCCGACCCTGTCGTGGGGGTTTCGCGATGGGCTCTATCTGTCGAAGAACAAGGCCGACGCGGCCGAGCGATTTGGCGAGCGAACCGGCCTCGGCGCGCACCTGTTCGTGCGCCTCAAGGATCGCACCATCTGGCATGTGCCGATGTTCCGTTTCGTGCCCGGCAAGGTGATCACGTTCGGTCGCACTGATCGCGGCGACCCGCGCGACATCACGCCCTGCCACGTCTACCCATGGCATGCGTTTAAGCAGGTGGCGGCATGAAGCGCGCCAAGGCCCTGCCGCAGCCGCTGGAGTTCCTATCGCACATAGCGGTTGCCGACGCCCTGCGGGCCGCTGCAAGGCCGCGCTGGCTCTGGTCGCACTTTCCTGCCGGCGAGCATCGAAACGCCGCCACAGGGGCGCGCCTCAAGCGCATGGGCCTGCAACGCGGCTGGAGCGATTTCATCCTGATCTCGCCCGAGGCCATGGTGCATTGGCTGGAAATGAAAAGAGGAAAGGCCCCGCTGACCGAAGATCAGGAGGCCTTTCGCAATGCTTGCTGGGCGCTGGGCGTGCCGTGGGCTCTCGCCCGGTCGGTTGATGAAGCTCTCGCTCAACTCGTCGAATGGGGCGCGCTGCCGCGCTCGGTGCTGTCATGAGGCACATAGCCCGAGCGATAGGCGATCATCAGCCGCTCGACTTGCGGCGTGATGGCCATTTTGCCGGCCTCAATCTCGGTCACGCGCATGGCATGCGCATATCCCAGCTGGGCGGCCATCGCGCGTTGCGACAGGCCCAGCCCCTTGCGGATGAAACGAAACTCGGCGGGTGTCATCATTCAACCTTTCTTCGGCAGGCGGGCGGCGATCTCGTCGTCGGTCAAGTCGTGCAGCCTGACCAGCGTCGTGCCGCCATTGCGCATCATCAGGATTGTGCGCTCGCCGGCAAAGCTGCCCTTGAAGTCACGATGCGTCGCCGCCCAGATGGCGCGCAGCGCCTTGGCCCTCTCGGCCGGTTCCATGGTGCTGGTCATCGGTCAATCCTTTGTCGCGACGATGTCGCGCATGGCGGTCAGCTTCACGGCCAGCGCGTCAAGGGTCGCCTGCCAAGGCGGCGACCCGGTGCGCATGCTCGACGTTTTGCAGGCGGTGATCAGGTTAGAAAGCTCGGCCTCGGTCAGCCGGGGCCGCTCCGGCCTCGGCAGGCTCATGGCCTTCGCTGGTCTGTACTTCATGGGTCAATCCTCCGTTGTTGCCAGTTCGGTATCGATCACGATGTCGTTGATCATCATCGTTTCGGCCACATGCCGGCCGCACAGGGCCGCCAGAGCCTTTCCGACGTTGCCGCCGCACAACATGGCGACGACCTTTTCCTCGCCCTTGTGCGGCCCCACAGCGCGCACGACAGACACGACCCAGCCGGTGTTGCTCCCCGGCTCGGGCACGCGCTTGATGAAGACGGTTTCCTTGATCTCGGCCATCGGTCAGCCCTCCCTGTTCGCAAGCGCGGCGTGGATCATGGCGACGGCGTCGCCATACTTCATGGCGGCCGGCTCGCAGGCCTCAAGGTCGGCGATCTGCTTGCGCATGGCGCGCTCATAGCCAACATCGCCGGGGTTTCGGCTGATGGCGTTGTGCATGCGCAACAGTTCCGTGGCCTTCCACATGGCCGACATTTCAAGCGCCATGGTCAGCGCGTCGGCGTCGCTCGTCGTGAACAGGCAAACGCCGCTCGGCTGCTGATGGCTGGGGCGATAGTTGCGCCCCATTTCCTCGCCGGTCTCGGCGTCGATCAGGTGCATTTGCTTAGGGCCAGCGGCGGCCACCACGGCGTTGCGAACCGTGAAGACGGCCTTGGAGTTCCAACGGGTGATCAGGGTGACGCGGTCGCCCTTGGTGAAAGCTGGTGCGGTCATGGCTCAAGCTCCCTTGCGGTTGTTGAGCCAAGCCAGCGCATCGGCCTTCGATGCAAACCGGCCGCTAAGCGGCGACTGGTGGGGACCGCGCACGACATACCAGCCGCGCAGAAGCTTGTTGAAGACGATCTTGGTAGAGGACATCGCGTTAACTCCTTCGTTTGCGATTGCCCCTCCTTCATACTCCAGAGAGTAGTGCATAGTCAACTGTGCAGAGTAGCGAAAATCGATGGCTGATCTGCCTTACATGATGATGAACTGGGGGCGCTTTTTCGCAGACGCAAAGGTCGCGGTGCTGGAGCCCGAGGCGCAGGGGATTTATGCGCTGCTGCTGGGTCGCATGTGGCTGAATGAGGGCTGGCTTGCCGCCGACGACAAGGTGATTTGTCGCGTCCTCGGCATCGATATCAGGCGCTGGCGCTCGGTCTACAAGCCGGCAATCGAGCCCCTACTTCGGCGGGAGATCGTGGCACATGTCGGCCCGATCTATACCCAGAAGCACCTACAGGAAGTGCGCCGGTCATCATTGGCGATCTCGGAAAAGAATGTCGCGAGAACGGCCGCAGCCCGAGCCGCAATCGCAGCAAAACGTGGGCGCAAGCCGACAGTGACAGACGAAAAGCAGAAGCCAGTCACAAAGCCAGTAACAGCGACAGTGACAGAGACGGTAACAGCGCCGGCTACAGTGTCCAAAGAACAACCACAACAGAAAGAGAGCTCTACGCTACACGTAGAGAGCTCTCTTTCTGATGCTGTGCCTGAGACGCTTGCGGCGCTTCCTCCGCGCGATGTCGCGGTCTCGGCACCGGTCGACAAGCCCGGCCTTGGGGGCCGCTTGTCGCCCATGCCAGACGCCGAGCTAGAGGGCGAGCGATCAGGGCTGACAAAGCGCCTCGTCGCCGATGGTCTGAAACCGAAACGCGGGCTCTTGGGCTCGCTCGACATGGGGAAACGCTGATGGCCACCAAGACAATCGATCTGAGCGCAAACCGTGAGGCCGCTCGGCGCTTCAAAGAGCGATGGGAGGCAATGCGGTCAATCGGGCACAAGCCGGTGATCCTGTCGAAACGCTCGCATCCTGATCAGTGGCGCAAGTGGAAGGCGTACTATCGCGACCGTGGTCTGCTGGCCTCGGTCGACCTGATGGAAGACGGCCGAAGCGAGATCACAGTGCCGACGCTCGACCCGTTCACGTTCGACCATCCCGAGCCGCTTGAACATCGCAAGCCATACAGGGAGGATTGAGCCGTGGGATCGGGACCGATGTTGAACCCGCCGCACTTCCCGCCTGATGATGATCGCGGCCCTCGACGCCCTCCAAAGCCGAAGCCTCGACCAAGCGGACCTGCAACCCGGCCTAAGTCGAAGCGAGAGCGAGAGGAACGGGCAGAGCGCATCAAAAGGCAGGTCGACGCGATGAAAGGCGAGAGGGTCGAATAGCACCGCGTCGGCGGCGCGCCGGCCGCGACCTCGGGTCGAGGTGATGCGCCGAACACGAATGTTCCTCACGTTTCAATGAGATAGGACGAAATACCTATCCCGCCTGATCAGGCTTCCCCTGCTGGGCGTCTTACTCCCCGGGCCACAAGCCCAAGCCATTGAAAACATTGAACAAATGGAGAGAGACATGACCATTCCCCAGTCCAATCCCCAGACCGATCCGTTCGCAAACCTCGTCGAGGACATGTCGCGCGAGCTTGACCGGCAGGCCGGCCGCTCGACCTCGGCCGCGCCTCGGCCCTCCCCGGGGGGCCTTCGGCAGGCACCCGGGGGGCCAGCAAAGTGGGGCCCCACAGCCCGGCGCGATACCTCCCCCTTGGAAATGCTGGTGCATGCGGCAGACGACGCGCATTGGCTGCTTGCCGAGGTAAACCGGGTTGTGGCAGATATTACGGGCGAGGAACCGCCAACACCCAGATTGCGCGCTGTGCCGAGGGCTGGCGGCGGATTGCTGCCAACAGTCGGGCATCTGGCGCATGAGATCGAAACCTGCCTCGGCGAAATCGCGCTGCGGCTCAAGGAACTGGGTGCGAAACTATGAACCGGCTGATCGCTCTGGCCACGGATGAACTGGAGGCCGTCGCCGAGGCGCTCGCCCGGGTGCTGGCCGGCCCAGACGACGACGAAATCCCGCATGAGGTGTACGACCGGGCGCTCGACGTGGTGTCGGGCGAACTGGCGTCGAGGAAGGCGAGGGCTCCCCGATGACACTGCAAGAGGGCCTGTGGTTTGTGATCGGCGGCGGTCTCGGCGCTTGCCTGACCGGGCTGTTGCTCAACCGCCGATATGGCCAAGTGCTGAAAATGATCGACGCCCAGCTAAAGGCCATCATCGCCGAGCATGACGAGATCGTGCGCGGCCTGATCGAACGCATCCGGGGCATGGAGCGCGAGCAATGACCCGGTACCGTGAACTGGTCGAGCTTCGCACCCGGATCGTGGCGTTGCTGGCGACGATGGAAAAGGTGGCCGGCGAGGCCCCGGATTTCGTGCGCCGCTTCGACCGCGCCGAAATGCGCGACACCCCGTCTTTCAAAGACCTGTATTTCGGCCTCGACAAGCTGCACGCGATTGCCGCCGACGAGGCCGACGCAATCCAGAGGGCGGGGCAATGACGATCAGCGAGGCCGAGGAAATCGCCCGGGCATGCAAGACCGCCGGGAGCGCGTTCGACTTCGACCAGACCGGCCGCAAGGAACTGCTTTCGAGGGCCGCCGAGGCGCTCGAATGGCTGTTGACCGAACTGGAGGAAGCCGAGCGCTACGGCGGCGATTTTGAATGGGGCCAGCCATGATAACCCAGAAGGTGCGACAACAGGGGAAAAGCGACATGCGAAGACAATGGATTGGAGGCCTGCCCGAGCGCATGGCCAGCTTGCCCGTCGACCACCGGGGGTTTCCGGTGCCGTATTTCGTCCAGTGGCAGAACGGCAAGCCG